GATGCCGATCTGACCGCCGAGGGTGGGATGGAGCAGACCGGTGGGCTTGCTCACACCGTCACCGACGAGAAACGCTTCCTCCTCTGCGTTGGCGATGGCCTGTCCGAAGGCGCGGATCAGATAGCTCTCCAGATCGTACTGGTTGTCCGCCAGAAGCTCCTCGGAAACCTTCACGGCCACGGAGAGCTTGAAGGCGTCCAGAATTCTCTGGTCAAAGGTCGCGTCGGCGAAGGCCAGTTCCCCGCATTCCTCCACCCAGGAAGCCGCGGGCTTGGTAGCCGCCACGTTGATCTTGCGCTCCCCGGAGGTCTGGATCACAGTGCCCAGCTTACGGATCACGTTCTCCTGCTCCAGGGCTTCGATCAGGCGGGCGTCGTACTCGTCCGGCACCAGGTAGCCGCCGCTGGCGTCCGTGCCCTCCACGAGCACATTGGAGACCTGGCGGAAATTGGTGCGCAGGGCGTTCAGCATGGCGGACTTGTACTCATCCGAGGCACGGCCCGTCTTCAGCTTGCCGCCAGCGCCGGGCGTGTTGGTGAGAGGCGTACCGACCGGGCGGGACAGCTCCGCCTCCAGCGCCATGCCGCGCTCGTTGCGCTTGATTTCCTCGCCGAGGCCCATGATTTCCGCCTCCATCTTCTCAAAGGCGGCGACGTCCTCGGCGGAGAGCATACCCTTCTCGTCGCGGTGCGTATCGAGGAAGTTCTTCGCGTTCTCCCAGGCGTGGGCGCGCATCTCGCGCAATTCGTTCACAGTGAAAGCTCTACTCATTGAAAATACCTCCTGCCCTTTGGGCATAAAAAATCTCCGGTGGTACCGGAGTGTGATGAATATAAAGAACAGCGGCGGAGGGGCTTCTCCGACGCTGGTTCTTCCTTATTTGGATTCCTTCTTCGCGGCGTAGATGCCTGCGTTCTCCAGCTTGACCATAGCGCCCTGGATCAGGAAATTGTTCCCGCCCTTTTCATCGGGGATCAGGTCAAAGCCCTCCAGACGGCGCACATCGTTGGGACACATGAATCCGTTGTTGATGCCGACGGCGTAGCCCTCCATGCGGCTCTTGTAGTCGCCGCGCAGCAGACCGTCCACGTTGAAGCGAATCTCGTATTTCCGCTGTTCCTCCCGTGTGAGCAGGGCGTCGGTCAGGGACGCCTCCCAGCGGCAGATCCATGGCGTCAGGGTGTATTTGACGTATTCAAGGCTCTGCTCTTCGATGTTGGAGAACGTCGCTTTGCTGAGGTCGCCCAGCATATGCGGCGGAATACGGAAGATGCGGGCGATCTCATTGAGCTGGTACTGCCTCGTCTCCAAAAGCTGGCTGTCCTGCGGGGACATGGCGATGGGGTTGAAGTGGAGACCTTCTTCCAGGATCGCCACTTTTCCGGCGTTGCCGCTGCCGCCGAAGGTCTGGTTCCAGCTTTCCCGCAGTTTGGACACATCCTTGATGATGCCGGGATGCTCCAGCACGCCCGCGGGAGCCGCGCCGTTGGCAAAAAACTTGCTGCCGTATTCCTCGGCTGCCAGCGCAAGGCCGATGGCGTTCTTTGTCATGGAGATGGGGCTGTAGCCTACCAGCCCGTCAAAGCCCAGACCGGGGATGTGCAGCACATTCTCCGGCATCAGAATCACGGTGTTGCCGTCCATCGTAGGCGGCTCGTTGTCGTTGCGGATGTAGCGGTAATAAAGCTGACCCTTCTCGTCCCGCTCCACGCTCATCTTGTTTGGCAGGAGCGGATACAGTCCCATGACCTCGCCTCTGCCGTTACGCAGGATTTGAGCGAACCCGTTCCCCCACAGGAGAATATGGGTCATGAGCGTTTCCCGGAAGATGAAGCTGGTCATCTCCGGGTTGGGCTTATCGTGGAGCAGATAGAACAGCTCCAGGTCCTCCGCCTTGATACGATCGCCGTGCTTGCCCTTCTCGAACACATGGAGGGGCAGACTGGCGATACTCTCCGCGAGAATCCGTACCGCCGCGTTGACTGCGGAAATCTGCATGGCGGACCGCTCGTTCACGTGTTTTCCGGCGATGCTCTGGCCGAAGGGGAAACGGTACCCGCTTCCCGCGGCGCGATCCGTTATGCGGGGTTTGAAAAGGCTGCTGAATAAACTCATGAGGTATACCTTCTTTCTGATCGTTGACAGCGGAGCCGCTATATGAATAGCAGCCCGCGATTCTCATATACGGATTCGGCTGGCGTTCCTCCGTTCCGCAGGGCGCGGTCCAGCGCCATGACCAGAGCGACGGCGGCATCCACTTTCTCTGTGGCCTTCGCCTTGCTGATCTTGATATTTCCGGCAGCGTCGGTCTGAACGACGATATTGTCCATGCACCAGCGCAGCACGGGATGGCCGCCGTGGGCCAGCTTCTGTTCCAGCGTCAGTCGCATCAGGTCCTTGGTGGGATTGGACATGGATACGAAGCCCTGCCCAAAAGGGACCATCGCCATACCCTCATCACTGAGATGCTGTACAAGCATCTGGGCGTTCCAGCGGTCGTATGCGATCTCACGAATGTCGTATTGCTCCCGCAGATCGAGAATGAACTGCTCGATACAGTCGTAATCAACGACGTTTCCCTCAGTGCTGAGGATGTGGCACTGACGCTTCCAGAGGTCATAGTTCACATGGTCTTTGCGGCTGCGGATGTCTATCGTTTCCTCCGGCACCCAGCAGAAGGGCAGGATGCTGTATTTCTCCTCGCCCTCCCCAGGCGGGAACACCAGCACGAAAGCCGTGAGGTCCTGTGTGGAGGAGAGGTCCAGACCGCCGTAGCAGGGACGGCCCCGGAGGGCTTCCGCATCGACAGGAAATGCACAGGCGTCCCATTTTTCCATTGGCATCCAGCGTACCGCCTGTTTGATCCACTGGCTCAGGCGGAGCTGCCGGAAGCTGTTTTCTTCGACGGGGTTCTGCCGCGCCGATTCAAACGCTTCGCGCAGCTTGTCGATGGAAAATGTGACGCCGAGGGATGGGTTGGCCTTTGCCCAGGTTTCCTCCGACATCCAGTCATCCTCCATGGCCGCGCCATAAATCACGGGATAGAACGTCGGATCGCTTTTTCGTCCGTCCAGAATGTCCTGCGCCTTCTGGTGCTGCTGATAACACACAGATTGGAGATTGTCTCCCGCCGTTGTAATGAGGAACGTGAGGCTTTGCCTCCGGGCGTCTCCGGCTCCCTTGGTCAGGACGTTGAACAGACGGTCGTCCGGCTGGCAATGCAGCTCGTCGATGATGCAGCCGTGGACGTTGAAGCCGTGCTTGTTGTTGGCGTCCGCCGAAAGCACCTGATAGAAGCTGTTGGTAGGCTCATAGACCAGTCGCTTCCGGGATTCCAGTATCTTCACCCGCTTGTCCAGGGCGGAGCAGAGCCTGACCATATCCGCGGCAACGGCGTACACCAGGGATGCCTGCTGGCGGTCCGCCGCGGCACCGTAGACCTCGGCGCGCTGTTCGCCGTCTCCGCAGAGCAGATACAGCGCGATGGCGGCGGCAAGCTCGGTCTTGCCCGACTTCTTTGCCGTTTCCACATACGCCGTGTGAAACTGCCTGGTACCGTCCGCTTTCACGATTCCGAACAGGTCGCGTACCACCTGCTCCTGCCAGGGGAGAAGGATAAAGGGGCGGTTATAGAAGTCGCCCTTGGTATGACGGAGACACTGTATAAAATTGACGGCGCGGTCCGCTTTCCCCTTGTCATAGTGAGACGTAGGCAGCATGAACCGCGTCGGCGTGTAATTGTTCATGGAAAACACCTTCTGAAATACAAAAGCACCCCGGATCGCTCCGAAGTGCGCGTAACGAATCTTTCACCCTTGACCGCATAGCATAATTATGCTACAATAATGACACATCAAACTCTGGAGGTGAACCCGTATGCCGAGGATTATTCCAATCCGCGATCTGCGCGACACAGGAAAGATGTCCGAAATGTGCAGCGAGAGCCGGGAGCCAATCTTCATCACGAAGAATGGCTATGGAGATATGGTTATTATGAGCATGGCCGTCTATGAGGAACGCATGGCGCAGCTTGAAATCCGCGAGAAGATTCTTGCCGGAAAGGCGCAGGCCGATGCCGGAAATCTGGTCGACGGTCCTTCCGCGATGGAAGAGATACGGGGTCGGCATGGCATATCGGTATAAACTTACTCCGCTGGCGATTGCCGATATTGACGACGCGCTCAACTACATCTCCGGAAAACTCTTGAATCCAGTTGCAGCGGACAATCTTTATCACGGAATTCAGCGGGAGATCACCAGTATCTGCGACACCCCGTATGCGTTTCCCGACTGCTCATACTATCTGATTGATGATGAAAACATCCGTCATGCTGTGGTTGGGAATTACATATTGATATATGAGATATCTCAGGGCGAGGAAATGATCAAGGTTTTGCGTTTCCTCTATGGCGGCAGAGATATTTCACACATGGGGATCACAGCACAATGATTCCTTGCAGAGCGTTTGCCGGATTCTTTATGGCAGACGCTCTGTGAATTATGACCCCAGCAGCCGCTCCATCAAATCGTCCTGCGGGTTCCCTGTAACAGGCTCCCGGCTGTTCTCCTGCACAATGGCGAAGATCTGCTGCCAGATGATGTTTGCCTGCTTGAGATAGTTTTGCGCCATGGACACGAAGGGAGACGAGATCGCCGCCCCGGTGGTCGGGTGCTTGGAGATGAAGCCGTATTCCGAGGTGATCTGCTCCAACTGGATCGCTCTCGCCATTGTGATCGCGTACTGTTCGATCAGTGGTGTGCCGACGATATGCTCACAGCGGTGCCGGGCAATCCAGCGGTACGTTTCCTCGAATATCTCCTTGCCCTTCAGCTCACCCATACGCTGCTCATCCGACAGGTATGACCTGATCTCCGGCATTTCCACGCCGACGAGCTCCTGCGGCTCCGGCATGGCGCAGGCGGGGATGCCCTCCTTGATTTTATCCGCCAGGGGCTTGGGCTTTCGTCCGGCTCCGACCCGCATCCCGCCCCTGTTCGTGCAGTCCTTTGACATGAAATTCCTCCTTCCGGCCTATTCCCTTGTTTGATTCGCGGTTGTCGCGCACGAAGGGAAGGCCCCGGTGATTTAACGCTTCTCTACAGGAATTTGACCCGCCCCTCCCTCTCCGATGCTGCCGAGGGTAAGAAGCCCTCTACGATGATTTAACGCTGTCTGAGAGGCATCGTTCGTCTGTGCATTGCAGTCGGCGGGTCATGCTGCGCCGTCGGCTGACTGCGGGAGTTCTTCGACCTTCCGATGACGCAGTGCGTACCACTCCAGCATCTGCTTCCGTTTCTGGTAGTCGGGCTCGCTGTACTGAAGGCCGACATCAATCACCTGCAGCCGTTCCATCAGCGTTGCTTCTTCCAACGTCATGCTCGGCCTGATCGGTTCGCTCTTCGGGATGCCGTACTTCTCGCGATACTGCTTTGCCGTCATGCCCAGCACGATGCGGTTCAACATATCTGCTTCGTTGCTGTAGTTGTAGGGTTTCGGATTATCCCTGGTGCTTTTGATCGCCTCCGTCAGCAACGGATTCTGGTCGCGCAGAGCCTGAATCGTAAGAATCTGCTGCTCCATCTCGTTGAAGCGTTTGATGTACGCTTCTTTGAACTGGTCAGCTCTTTTGCCAGTAAATCCCATGGCAAGGGCCACAAAGCCATCGCGAGTCATAAGATAGGTGGGGAGCTTGCGCCCCGTGGAATCAACGTACTTGCTGGGCTGAAAATTCAGCTCAGTAAACTCTCTTGAATAGCCGGAGGCGTCACTGACGATCTGCTTGATACTCTGGAGCACATTTTTGTGCTGCTTCTCAAACACATCAGCGACAACGCGGCTGTCCACACGGGCAACGTAGTCCTTTCCGGCCATCAGGCCGTATTCATTCATAGGAATCAATTCTTTCATGGCGTCTCCTCCAATCGGTCAATGGTTGTGCCAGCGGTCGCCGCGCTCAGCGTGGAGCCGGGAGTGGCAGGGACCGCACAGGCTCATCAGGTTGTCCGGCGCGTTCGTACCGCCCTCGTTCACAGGACGGATGTGATGTGCCAGCGTAGCCTTGGTGTATTTCTTCTCTTTCAGGCACAGCTCGCACAGGGGCTGGCGCTGAAGCTGGAGCTTCCGGATTTGCGCCCAAGTACCGTTATGGTACCTGAGCTTGTGTTCCGGGTCGCGCTGGTACTGATCGTAATCGCGGTTTGCCTGCCGCTGGTGTTTATCACAGTAGCGCCCGTGCGTCAGATTCGGACAGCCGGGATACGCGCAGGGCTTCATGGGTTTGTAGGGCATGATCATCTCGCTCCTTCTCTGGATGATGCGGCTCCGGGCGGCAGCCTGTTACCGCTTTTGTGTAACACGATCCCAGGGGGACTGGTAACTGCCGAGGGTAACGAACACAGGTGAGGGTCCTTGATTTCAGCGGTTTTATCCGCATGGGAGCTATACTGTTACCACTGTTACCACTATTTAGAGAATACATATAGTCCTATAGGGAGAACTTTATTTCCGCACTTTTTAAGGCGAATATAATCTTATACGGATAGGGGTGTGTATGGGTGTCAAAAGTGGTAACAGCGGTAACACACCCTGTGTTCGACCTTCAACGCAGGAAATCCGGCATATCTGCGGTCAGCGGCGGGATTTTGTCCGGCTCTCCGAGAAAGTCCTCAGCCGCTTCCGACGAGGTGTCAATGGACAGGTTCAGCGCGTACACTCTCGTAAGCACGCCCTTTACCCGCTTGCCGGTCTGCGATCTGGGCTTTCCCTCAGAGTCCATGAAGGTCTCAATGAAACCACGCTCCTGGAATCCCTTGACTGCTTTCCGGCTGGAGAAGCCTGCCTCCTCCAGCGCCTTGTTCATTTCCCTGGCGATCACATAAGCCTTGTTATCCTCAATCACTCCGTAGACCGGCGTGACTTCCTGATATGCGGTACGCCCGCAGAATCTTCCCTTGTTGGACGCGACCCAGCCTGTGATAAACTCCCAGGCGGCGACCGTAGAATTCTTCGGCGCGTTGTCATCCAGATTCTTCAGAAGCGTCCGGCACAGCTCTACCGCCTCGGAAAAAGCCTGTTCCTCCGGAAGGCCGAACACCGCGATGCTGCTGTAGTAATCGGCCAGACCCAATACCGCCACGTTATCGAGCTGGATATTGCCGCTCTCCAGGGCGGAGTGGATACGACCATAGTCCTCGTGGAGCCGGTCAAGGTGCCGCACCAGCCAGCAGATATACTTTTCTCCGGAAAAGCCGTAGTTTTTCTCGCTGACCCTGTGAAGCTCCTGCGCAAGCCCTTCATCGGGAACCGGCACCGCGTTCAGTTCCATCAGCCGTGTGTTTACGCCGTCCATGGAACTGTCTGAGCTCATGGGCTGCTCCCCGGTGGAAATGATGCAGTTGTTCCATTCCTCCACATGCTGGATGCCGCTACCGACGCGCCCTCTGGCCTTTCCGGCCCCGTTTCCCATGGTATAGACCACATCATTGACGGTCATCCGCTTCTGGTTCAGCGTCTGAAGCTCGTCCAGCGCAAAGGGCAGGTGCTTCAGCGTTCCGGAGAAGCGTTCCATACCAACGATGGTGGAGTAATACTTCGATACCAGCACACGAGGATTGCCCCAGACGCTGATACTGTATTTCAGCGTCCCTGTCTTACCACCGCGGGAATCACACCAGAAATGGATATAGATGTTCCTGTGCTGGAGCTTCTCCAGCAGCGGAGAGGCGAAGCTTGCCGCCAGCATAGCCCTTGCAAAGGGAAAAGCGCGCACCTTCGCCGCCGCAGCCATCCATACAGCTTCGTTGCCCTGTTTCCGCAGGGCGTCCAGAATACGTTCCGTCTCGCTGCCGTCCGACTGCGCGACGATGCCGTCTTTCAGACTGTACGGATAAAACTCATTTCCGACCCAGCCCGCCCTGCGGATGGACCGCTGGATGGGTATGCAGCGGCTGTTGACGGCTTCCATTTCGGATATATATCGCGTCAGCGTTGACGCTGTGCCCGACGATACCGGAAAGCCTTCGTCCGCATATTTTATAATGGTATTGCGGTTGAGCATATCCGCCCTCGGCGCGATGAGCTTTTTATACTTCCCGTTGCGCCGGAAGGTGATCTCCAGCTTCTCCGTGCCGTCATCCACGTTGACCAGCTTGCTGGATACGAACAGAGGCTCGGTAGAAATCAGCACGGGCTTCAGCTCACCGAACACCATCTCCATATGCCGGATTCCCGTATTGTCCACAATCCAGTTTTCGGGAACCAGCATTCCCGGCGTCGATACGCCTTTGAGCGCCAGCCTCTGTACTGGCGTTTTGGTGTTGTTGATAAACTCCGCCTTGACCTGCTTCTGGACCTCCCGCTCAAAGGCCCGGACCCCGACTTCTTTGGGAACGTGGTTTTTCAGCTTCACATACCGCGCCGTATCGTTCAGATACGCCCAGGCGGCGTGGGAGAGGTATTCCGGGGACAGCGCCATGTCGATGCCGCATTTTTCAGCCAGCAGAGCGTCAATGGTCTGCTGCCGGGATAATGTTTCGGCATCGGCCTCATCGGGAATCTCCTCATCGTCTGCGGCAAACTCCTCCGCTGCGTCCGGATGATAATCAGGCTCATAGAAGGCTTTGCACCCGTTGACCGCCTTGGCGATCGTAAGCGCGCCGTAGGTGGTTTTGCCCCGGCGCTCATCCCATTTGTCGGTCATCAGGGCTGACTCCCGATAGATACGATCTGTTTGCACTCCGTCGCCGCGGCAGTAGAATGCCAGCATGGAACACAGCGCAAGGTCCGCCTCAGAATGAGACGGGAATCCGTGCCCCTCCCAGTTTCCCAGATACAGGTCCATGAACTTCTGTCCGTTTTCCGCTCTGGCCGCTTTGAACAGCACCTCCGCGTCCGTGAGAACAGAGCCGCCCTCCGGCAGTTCAACGTTCAGCTTGCTGGATTCCGGGCGCTTCATGAAGGTGTCCTGGAAGAGCAGAAGCGCATCGGCGCTCACCTCAAGCGTACCCTCTCGGTACACATTGCCCGTCACAGTCAGAAAGCGGTTGGTATAGCCGGGAAAGTAGTTCTCCATGTGTACCTTTCGGTTGTTCACATAGTACGTCTCCACATTGAAGACAAACCCCTCCGGGACGATGAAGAACAGGTGCAGCCCATGGCCGGATGGGGAATACTCCACCCAAGCACCAGGCAGCATCTCCAGGACCTTCTGTGCGTTCTCCGTCAGAGAACCGTCCGGCAGAACGCAATCGTCCAGGTCGATGCACCCAACATTTCCGGAAACCCGTATGCCGACGCCATCGTAATGGGAAATCTCCCTCAGCGCGTCAGCCAGGGAAGCGAAGTCGCCCGGTACGTCGATGTGCGCCCGCTGCCCGGTCATGGGGTCATAGGGGACTTTTGTGATATCGCCATCCCGCGTCTCATATCGGAAGTTGCAAAAAGGCAGGTTTCTGATGATGTTCGGGTAGGTCAGCAGGCCCTCAATGTTTACGACTTTCTGTTCCATAGGCTCCTCCCGCACGGTCAAACAGCCATGCCATAAACGCTTCCCTGGGAATCAGTATCCGCGTCCCGACGCGCAGGACGGGGAAGCCTGGCTGCTTGACCAGCTCGTATGCTTTTGGCAGGCTGATGCCCATCTGCGAGGACAACTCCTGCACGCTCATCGTTGCTTTTTCCATAGCCCTTCTCCTTCCTCTCAAAATAACAAAAGCCACCGGGCGAATGCGCCGATGGCCATGTGTCTTATCTCAGGGCGATTTCTGCTTTGCCGCCCGTGCGGATCATCTCGACCGCGTTGTAGATGGTCAAGTCCTTGACCCCGCAGTAATCGCGTTTGTCGATCCGTTCCTCTTTATGCTTCAGCTTCCGGTTCTTCCGCTGTCGTTCCCGGTCTTTCATGCGCCGATGCCTCCTTCCGGGCAGACTTCTCCCCCTGGTGCGGGAAACCATCTTACGAAGGACATCCGCCGGGGGATTCAAGAGTTTTTTCAATTCCCTCTTGATTTCGATGCTATTGTAGCATATAATATAAGCGTAATCAAACAACTACCGCTTACGGTTATGATTATGTAGAGCAGGGAGGAACCTGAAATGTCATATAGCTGGGACAATGTATCAAAAGCCGATATCAGCACCGACTTTCTCGGCTTTGGGGAGATCGGCGGCGTTGGGCAGCTCGTCTATCACCACATCCGTTTTTCTGATTATATATGGGTCAGTCCGGGGGACCCTGAGTTTCCCGCGCAGCCCGTCATCAATGAAAAAAGCCCTCCGGATATGAATCCGAAAGGCGGTATGACGGGGAAAGATATTCTGATTAGCTTGTGTAATCTGGCGCGGCGCATTGACGATTTTGATGAGCCGACGCCTTGCTATGATCTGATCATCGGCTGGTGCAGGGAGCATATGCATCCGTACCGGATCGACTACCTGTACCGTGCGCTTAATGACAAGGCGTTTGACATTGCTTCTATCGACGCGGATCTTTTGGCACGTGACGCCACATTTACTGTGGCTCAATTCATGAAGGACTTAGAACAGCTATACAACGCCGCACGGCTGTATATCGCCATGGAGGCGCTCTGCATCGCCGATAACAGCCCTGCCTACAATCTCTACCACGAAGGGCGGCATTTTGAGTCGGATTCCATTTTTGAGCGGTACAAGCGCAATGACGAAATCCCCGATATTGACGTCAGCGCGGCGAAAGATAATCTCCTTGAAGAGATGAAGCTTTATAATGAATACCGCGAAGCACACACGGAGCTTCAGCCTCCTGACGGAGTCTTTGCCAGAGAACCGTATGACGATTTTGAGCAGTTGCAGGAGCGGCTGATAGATTACATTCCAGACTTCCGCCTTCGCTTGAAACGAAACACAAAAACAAATACGCTCGTGTTCGCGGCGGACGTAGATTCTGTGTTCGACATTGCCTGGTACACGCTGGCACGGATGCTCTCCGAAGACCCGCCTCTGGAGCAAAAAGGATTTACAGAACAGCGGCCCGAAGGAATCATGATACGCTGTCACAACTGTGGACGCTTCTTCATCCGCAGCAAGCGCAGCCAGCAGTATTGCGACCTACCGGAGTGCCAGAAGGCCCGGAACGCGAAAAACCAGCGGGAGTTCCGTCGTCGGCAAGCCGACAAAAGGGTAAAAGCCGCGCTGAAAGGGAAAGGGCAATAGACTTGTGCGTTTTCGTTTCGACCAGGAACAAGTCCCTCTATATAAAGTCCGCAGCATCAACCCCCATGTATATCGGCATCAACCCTCTATAAAACATTCCGGAAAAAGCTAAAAGGAGTTCCCCGGCCTATCTTCTTGATCTCATCAATCGAGTATCCGTAATCCTTCACCAATCGACCAGTTACGGTTTTGTACAGCCTGTTAATCCGGTTGCTGACCGCCTGTGGTGTCGTGCCGTAATATCGAGCCATTTCAGCCTGCGACAGTTTACCGCCGTTGATGTCCCGAAACAATTCCCGCTGAGATTCCGGGAGCGAATCTATGATATGTTTCACTGTATCCAACAGGTCATTGCGTCTGCTCTCAGCAGCGTTTTCCGTCAAATCCTTACCCATAATCTCCGGTACGGCAAGTACAATCTCATCTTCTTTACCCCTTCGACGAGCATAACGCAGGAGCCGCGCCTTATCAATTATATAAGCTGCCGATACCTGTTCTACGAAATCCATATACTCCGCTTTGCAGTATGTCCATCCAATACGTCTGTCACAGAACATATCCACGAGCATTTTCTCCAGGCAGATTTCGTGCGGCCTACGCGATGTCAGCGGAGCTTCCGTAACAAGATCAGTTATGATGATACCATCCTTGACCCAGTATAAACCGAACTCCTTCTTGGACGGCTTATACAAAAGCCCGTGGTATCCCTCCTCCTGCAGAAAGCGGAAAACGAAGGCACTGGCATCCTTCTCAACCTGGATGAACACGGTGTTCTGCGCGATTAGGTGATTCAGGAATTCGTTCATCAGAACTGTTTCAAACACGATAAACGAGATATCCGGATATTTGCCGTCTATCTTCTCTATGAGCTCACGCGCAAGAGCAGTGTATTTCGGAGCGTAAACAGCCTTCTCTTTTCCAGTCGGAACCATGTACTGATCATAGCCGACTTTGGTGATCAGCCCTTCCTTCAAAAGGCTGTTGACTCCCCAATGATAGGAATTGGCGCTCACATAGGGATAGCCCTGCTTCAGTATTCTGATAAGTTCCGAGCGCGGATAGACAACTCCGGGCTGTAGTTGCTTGGCAGCATTCTCAAACCATTTCATATTATCTCTCAAATAACACGTCTTGTCCCTACAATTTTATTATTGCCGATATGTATTATAGCTGTCAGACACCGCTCTGTCAACAGATAACCAGTTTGATTATGCAACCGTCCGCTAAAACAACAAGCCCTACCCCTGATTACTCAGGCAGTAGAGCTTGCTTTGCTTTTTTACTCGTTAATGAAGAACACCTCGGGGGACGGCCAGTCGCCGTAGTGGGTTTTTACAAAGAGTTGATTCCAATTCTCATAGCCGGTCGGAACAGCGGAATTCAGTTCATCCACAGTCCGTAATGTATAGCTTCCACTGTAGTACTGCACCAGAGACGAATCATACGCTCTCGCGGGATTCCAATCGTCCCACGCTCCTACAAATTTGTTGTAGGAATCAGCGTTGAGGTCGATAGGCTTCACACTGCTTAGATGGCTGCTTACTTCTCCTGCGCTCGGATAAGGCTCCATCGGCTCCTTATCGCCTTCTTTAGCGTTTGCTTTGGTGGAAGGCACTTCGTTGATTACCCGATAATAGTAGTTCCCGGAAAGGCTCGCGCCACCGCTGCCAAGGAAAGCATATTTCGTTGTCCCATCTACCAGCCCTGTCGCATAACAGTTTGAAATACTGCCGCTGGCGCTTCCTGCAAAGCCTCCGGCCGTTGTACCGGACACAGAACAGGTGGAATAGCTGTCGTTGATGGCTGCGGAGGATGTTCCCACCAGTCCTCCGACCGTCCCGCCGGTCACGTCGTAGGGATGTGTCTTCACCCACTCTTCATAGGAGCCGCTCTGTGTATGTCCTCCGGAATAGCAGCCGGTGATCGGTCCGCTCGCACTACCGATCAGGCCACCAGCCGTCGTGCTTCCATTAACGATCACCGCCGCCGCGCTGTATTGTAAGGTTGTTCCGGATTCTGTCGTTCCGATCAGGCCACCGGCTGTTGCCCCCGTAATCGTTTTCGCAAGGGAAGTTGTGCTGTTATCCTTATTTCTCGCCAGCACATTTGTCACGGTACAACCGGACAGCGTGCCCGCCAAGGCTCCGGCGCTGGTCGTGCCTGTGATGGAGAAGTCGATCAGTTCGAGGTTTTTAATCTCGGTTACACTCGATATCGAACCGAACAGGCCGCCATCTCCTGTCGTATCTACTGCAACATCGGAAATACTATGGCTTTTTCCATTGTAAGTCAACGCATAGTCCGGTTCAATCGGCATATAGCACCCGGCCCCAGAGTTTGTTCCGCTGAAATCATATACGCAAACTGATGACGCATAGTCATCAACAGATTCTGTCCCTGGGGTACTCTTTGATTCTATTTTTTTGACCGCCTTTTGGAAGTCAACCCAGCTAAAGCTATCGGTCTGTTCCGCATGGGCAATATTGATTTTGTTTGCCTTACTATTATCTATTTTTATATCCAGACTGGATATATCCACATCCAGGTTTTCCAAGTGCCGGATGTTTCCGATGTAGGCCGTATCCTTTGCTGTGTTGATACTGCCGAACAAGCTGTTGGTTGTGTATTTACTGCTGTAGGCAATATTCGCCAAAGCCGATGTACTGTATGCAACCGCCTGAATTTCTATATCTTCACCTGGGATAAATTTTTCTGTGGTATCTGCAGCGATATTTCCAAAATGCATTCCGCCTATCGTACCCCAAGTGGTAACATCATCAAGAATCACGGTATAACTACCACTGCCAGGGCTTTTCACACGTTCCTCAGAACCCGCGAATTTCAATTCATATGCCTTTTGAGCCTTACTATCCACTCCTGTAATGATAAGCTTCAAAGTATACTGTCCAAAATAAGTTGTATTGTCTGGATTGTCTTCTACCTCCACATATAGCTTCTCAGCATTTTTGACACTGATTGTTGGCGCTTTCAGCTTTATCGTCGGCAGTTCAGCTACACCCGTTCCACCATACCAGCCAAGTATTGAATTTCCGCCAGCTTCATAAGTCCGTCGAGCCGATTTGTTCTCCTCCCCGGCCTTACTCATAACCGTTGTGAAATCATCGCCATCGAAAAATGAATGATTGAACCTCGTCGGCGAACCATGCGTAGTACAATAGAACACATCCAGCACAAGCCCTGTTTCCTGCTGATAGTGGATTATATAACTACCTCCGCCACGCACCGTTTCATCAACAGAACCAAACGGGAGAATCTGGTCAAATACGGTGGCATTAGCGGCATCCCCGGTACCATTTACCACAAAATAATAACTTCCATCATCAGCTTTTGTCCCGAACGGATTTGTATCGCTACTTCCGCTTGCCGGCTCCTTCAGTCCCAAATATCCCTCGCCATACGCTGCCGTGAGATGATTCTGCGCGGCAACAAAGATCTCCTTGGCAATACCGTCTCGTTCAAGCTGTCCCATAGAACGCTGGTAATTCCATACAGAAACAAATGCTACACCGCCAAGGACACCAATAATGGCAACGACAATCAGCATTTCCGCCAGTGTCATACCAATATTATTCTTCAGTTTTTTCATGCGCAAAATCCTCTCTGCCTACTTCAATCTCCCGTAAACGAGATCACTCGGATCGACAACTCATCCCTGGATGCAAGGGTCGTACTATCCCGCTTAACGGCAAGATCAGAAAACGTCACAATCCCGGTATTTTGATTATATTTAACTGTGCCGAATGTTACATGCAGATTGTTTGTTGCTGTCTTGTCCGAGATCAGGTTTACGGGATCTGATCCCTTGCTCAATCCTTCTGCGCTGTAATATCTTTGAAACTGGATGTCCGTTCCGCCACTCTCCATACTAATTTTGGATGATGAACCTCTTGCAGAATTATAATATGATACTTCTGTTCCAGTTTTTACATTGCTATCCGTAGTTCCTCCCGGAATATCAACATTCATTGCCGTCCCCAGTTCGTTTCGCAATGTGGATATTGTAGTGGACAACAGGACCTCAGCATTTGACGCAAGGACAACCTTCTCATAAGCATTCCGTGCTACCGGAATGCCGGTCGCCACAATCGTAGAAACCATGAGAAGGATCAGAACAGCCAACAGCGTCTCCGCCAGTGTGAATGCTTTATTGCTATTAAGTTTTCTTGCAATTCTCTCTTCCATACTCATCACTTCATTCACTTGCTTTTATATGCGATTACTGGGGTCTTGCTGAAAGCATCGTTTACGCCATAAACAATATCGACCGACTGATTTAACCCCGATCCGCTGATCTCAACAATACCTTGCGTTTCTGATTCCATTTTGACCAGGCTTTCTGTCTTAGAATAATACCCGGTCTCTCCTCCAAGTTTTTCCCTGCTCTTGTTTACAACCCCGGAAGCAGTAGTCATAGCTCCTGCCAACATGACAAGAGCAAGAGCGGCGATCAGAAGTGATACAAGGGTTTCTGCTATGGATTCGCCAGCTTGACTATTAAGCTTATTCTTAATCTTTTCCATTATAATCTACTCCTCGGGATTAGCCTTTATCCCGGTCAAAGTCCATGTCAGCGTCGTGGTTTCTGTTCTTGTCATTTCAGTTGTGATGGTATACTCTGTCTCCGATGTGACTGCGGTCGAACTTGTCCCTGCTACTTCGGTCGTGGTCGGTCCTGTCACGGATGCACTAAAAACAATTTCCATCTTATAGCCATCTTGTTTCAGCGTAAAAGTAATAGTTCCATTGCTATCAACGGTTTCGTCGATTATAACCTTCAAAGAATCCACATCACCACTAAAGCCAAGTGCGCTTTTCAGGCCAGACGATGATTCCAGGGTTAAGTTTCCTCTTCCCCCACCTTTGAAATACTTATACGCGGCGTCCACCTCAATTGATGTGAAAGCTGGAGAAAGTTCGTTTACTTCGGTCGAATTCAGCTTAAGTGTGTATTCATCCCTATAACTCGTCGATGAACTGACTGACCCATTATTATATGTTTCCGTCCTTGTTCCTTCGGTGATCTTCTCAATCTTCACCGTTTTCCCATTAATGAGATCTTTCATCAGCTCTGCCGCGCTCGTCACGGCATAGTACCGCTGGTCGGTCTCCGCCATGTTGCTCATCCTGCCAGATGCTGTCGTTGCCGCTGTAAGGATGACCGAGCAGAGCACTGCACACACCAGGAAGAGCAACAAGGCAAAGGAGATCGACGCGCCCGTCCGGGAGCGAAGCTTATCCAAAATTCTATTTTTCATTTCACAACGCTCCTTTCAGACGGGCGCGGTCATGTAAGTGATTAACTCAGTTTCACGGTTTTTACAGGTGTAGTTGTTTTCGGATTCGTAGGAGTATCCGTAATCCTGACAACGCCACCCTCGTCGATGGTGATCTCGAAATAGCCGGTCACTCCCGACTCACTGACATAGTAGGTGCCATATGACAGTTCGCCGATGAAGAACGCGCCGCCGGTACTGGAAGAGAGACCAGACAGGGGTATCTCTTTTTGCGCCCCGCTGTCATTGATAATTGTTCCGTTTGCTACTCTGGTCTTTTCACTGTCCGTATACACGGTAAAGGTTCTGTTCGCCAGAGCCTTATAGCTGTTTCCGGACTGAAGTACTTTTACCAGCATCACGCTTGCAGAACCTTTGATGCCGTTCCAGTAGACATAGCCCTCGGCCTCATCGGCATCATTTTTATCCTTTGGTCTTCCGTACAGATAAGCTCCCGTCGTGTTCTCCGCAGTATCATCGTCCTGCGCATTACGGAAGATCTTAAGATGCTCTGCGTCGTACTGTGTTGCCGTCGGTTCATCCGCAAAGGTCACGCCATCTGCCAACATAGCGAAAGGCATAAGCGTTTTATAGTGATATTCACTTTCCGCCCAGACCCAGATGGAGCCGTCTTCTCCGGTTATGTCTCCGGCGATGATCAGGGATGCGGGAGCATTTTCATGTGCCTCCGCAAGGTAGATATCCTGATGGGCAACTGTATAGTTTTTGCCACCGTTCTGCTTCCCTGTCAGAGTATCTACTTTGAAGTTGCCGGTACCGTTATAGAGATAGCCATAGGCATCCGTATCTGTTGTGCCGAAAACTGGATCCCCAGACAGGTACAGTTGACCACCGTCGGCGACATAGACGCCTGCCCCGTTTCCTGTAGTACGCGAGTTTTGCAGGATCGCGCCGTTCGTCACGGTCAGTTTTGCACCGGAGGGAACATACACCAGTCCGCCATCCGCGCTGGTCTGAACAAGATTTCCGTCAAGCTTCACGTCTGTGATGGTACAATCACTGTTTGCAGACAAGGCCAGCATGGAATCGGTTGTGCTTGCGATTCCGCGTTTGATAGTTGCCACAGTCAGGCCGCCGCTCAAAGTCTCTCCCGTTGGATTAAACGGGAACCCATCCGTCGTGCTGTCTGCCGCTGTTGTCAGCGAGACCGCATGCGTGGTTGTAAGCGTCTGCCCGCTGGTCAGCGTGTACTCAGGCAACAGCATTTCAATTTTAACTGCGCCGGAATAACTAAGATTGGAATTCTGCGTGTAGAGCGTACCCCCGTTAATCACGGCAAACGCCTCACTTAAATCCTTGTACACGGCGGGCGTCTGGGTGCCGTTTGTTACCTTTCCGCCAACAGTGTTCCGGTAAAGCAGATTGCCAGAAGTGTCCGTGACCTTGCAGACCGGCAGGATATTCTTGAATGCGACTGTGGAGACATACGGATTGACATCCGTCCTGTTCTTGTTTTCTCCGGTTTTGCCATCGCAGAAGTTGATTGGTGCGGTTAGGCTATCCGGGATATTTGCATATCCGCTCACAGAAGTTTCGGTCACGTCGTAGCCCAGTCCGTCCGGAAGGTTATCCGCTGCGTACGTATCACCGCTTTTCATGGTTATCACCGCAGTGATGAGGCTGTCCGAGTTGGGGTCAAGTGCGAACGGGATGTTTCCATACTTACTGTCCTCGCCCACAGCAACTGCAGCGGCGATTTCCTCAGCAATGTCCTTTACCTTAATGCTACTAACGTTGTCATTGGTATCCCAAAGGCGTACCGTAAAGGTGAACTCCTGCGTTTCAGCCGAATTTTTCACGCTGTCCGGAACATACTCGCTGACCTCTACCTCTTTGCTTATCTCGATGGAGAAAATCTTGATCCAGTAAATCATATGCTCAGCGAAAGGATCTGTCCGCCCTCCCTTGAGTCCGTTTCGGTCATTAACGAAACAGTAAAGATTGGACGTACTGCCTTCATAGTACCCGAACGGGTCGCCCATTCCACCATGAATCGCATAGTTGCCTGTATCGTTATCCGGATTCTCATCGTTTCTCTCGCCCGGAACATACACGCCGATATATGAACGGGCATAGAGTCCCTCCGTCCTGATCACCGTGTTGCTATCCTGGTTGAGCTGCACGTTGCAGAGACTACCAGTCGCTTCGCTTGCCGTGCAGGTGTTTCTGGAGATATTCACCTGCTTTGTGAAGTTAAGCTGTGCATCCGTGCCCGCCGCAATGCCGCCGCCGCTGACTACAGCGGTATTGGCGCCGTCGGTGCCGATCCTGCCGCCGGACATAGTCATGGTTTTTCCCGCGACGACGTACACACCGCCGCCGTTGCCGCTGGCAGTGCAGCCGCTGATGGAGCCTCCGGACATGTTAAACGCACCGTCATTCACATAGACGCCGCCGCCGTCGACCGCGCTGCACTGCTGTATATTGCCGGCCGCAAATACGAAGCCTTTTTCACTATTGGAGTTAGAAGCAAACACCGCGCCGCCTTTTTCCGTCGCATCGCAGAAACGGATCAGGCCGCCGTTGATACGGAAGGTGCCGTTTGTCACAGCCACAGCGCCGCCGTTTGCCGCCTCGCCGTTTTGCAAGACCGCATTGGACAGAAGTTCTACGGTGATATCCTTCGTACCCGCCACACTGACGATCGCGCCGTCTTCAGAAGATGTCGTATTGCTGCTGTCCCCGTCCAGAAGGATGTTGCGGAACTGCATATTGATTCTCGCCGCAACCATGCTGCCTGTGACGCCGCTGCCCCGTGTAATCTCCGCACGGGTTCCCGACGCCTCATTGTCAAAAGGATAGCCGTCCGTATCGCCCTTGCCCGCAGTGGTGAGGACAATCGTTTTGTCGGCACTGTCCACCGTGGTGATCTGGTTTGTCAGCTCATACTCCTCCACCAGCATTTTGATGGTGAACGTGGTTCCAGTATACTTCGTCCCAGCTACACCCTCCGACGCAGGTTCATAATATAGGGTGACTGTTCCTCTAAGCAAGGAGAATGCGCTGGTTCTGCCAGAAGCCAGGCCGTTTTCCAGTACGTCGAAGATCGCCGGGTCGGAGCCATTGTTCTTGAAGTACAATAAATTTCCATCTGCGTCCGTTATCTTACAGATGGGAGGACCTGCCCAGACGATCATTTTCCTGGTATCGTCCGTGCGGGAGATGATGCCGTAGAGAGTGCTTGTATCCGCGTTGAATACCGTATCCTTTACCACCACGCCGTCAGGATCCTTAAGTCCCGTAGGATCACCTGCAATATTCGACACGCCGAACTGTGTGCCGACCTTCCAGGCATTGGTGACGCCGATGTAGCCACCTCTGCCCGCGATGCTTCCTAGCGGGCAGTTGACCGTAACGCAGTTTTTGTTTTCGCCGTTTTGCGTGCCGCTTGTATACACTGGCATTCTCAGGTTGGAGTCAGCACCATTGGCCGTGGTGTTGTTCATGACGGCGGAGTTGTCGATCTCGCTTCCCGACGCACCGACCACAAGCACACCGTCGTCTGTCATGTAGACGCCCGCGGCGTTTGCGACCGTGTTCGTGGTGAGCTCGTTGTCTTCGATGATTGAGCAGACCAGCGTCAGATACTTCTTGGTGTAAATGCCGCCGCCCAGGTTGCTTGCCTTGTTGCCACTGACGGTGGTGTCTGTCAACGTAAACGTAGCGCTTGTGTCAAAGAGGATACCGCCGCCGCAGCCCTTCGTTGCGGCAGTGCCGCTGGTGCCGGTCACGGTGTTGTTGCTTATAACGCAATTGGTGAAGTCAGCCGTCTTGGCATAGCTGGTGTAAAATCCGCCGCCGCTCTCCGTCGCTGTGCAGCCGTTGATCGTGGTGTAGGAAACGTTGATTTCGGCATTTTGCCTGTAGTGGTATATGCCGCCGCCGTTCGCCCCGGAGGTGCAGTTAGAAATCAGGGTGTTGGCGCCGTCTTTGCCGGAGACAGTCAGATAGAGGGCTTTGCTGTAAAGGCCGCCGCCCGACGACGCGGAGGAGCAGTCCTTGATGGTAGTGTCCTCGACCGTCACGTACATAACATTGGGATTCGCCATATACACGCCGCCGCCTTCCGCCTGTGCCGTGCAGTTCTCGATGGTGCAGCCAACAAGCGTCTTCTTCTCGGCGTTGCCATTTTGGGCGTACGAGTACACGCCGCCGCCGCCCTTCTTCGCCGTACAGCCTGTGATCGTGCAGCCGGTCAGCGAGATATAGGAGGTTGCCAGATTGGACCTGTTATTTGGATTGTGGTAGATCGCGCCGCCGTTTCCGTTGGAGCTACCGTTCGCCTGACAGTTCGTCATTGTGGTGTCGGTCACGACCAGCGCCTTCGACAATGTGTACACGGCGCCGCCCATACCTTTATTGGAAACGGAACCGGTAAAGGTACAGCCTTCGATCGTCGTTGTATTCGACTCCTGGTTGCTCGCGTAAATTGCGCCGCCGCCGTTGCCGCTGTTGTCATTCTTCGCGGTAGTGTTGGTAAAGGTGCAGTTTGTCACCGTGGTATCCACTGCGAGACTGCGGACAGCGCCGCCGTTTCTGTTTGATGTGCAGCTGATAAAGGAGCATCCGGTCAGATGAATCGAAGACGGGATCGACGTATAATCATAGGCTGTCTCATAGATGTAGACATTTATCGCGCCTCCATCCTTCATGGTGGAACTGCAGTTTGTAAAAGTGCAGGAGGTCAGTTGGATGTCCGTGGCGTCCGATTCCATACCGCCGCCCGCCTGCGCCTTACAGCCGGTAAATGTACAATTGCTTAACAATGTTTGAGATACATCATAATAGGGAGTTGGTCCAAGGTTGTTCTTATTGGTAGCCTCAATTCTGTGGAACACTGCGCCGCCCTGCATATCCTTCCCATCGGAAATGCAGTTTGTAAAGTCACAGTATTCTGCGGTGAGGGTCTTCGCATTTGTCCAGATTGCTCCGCCGCCGGATCGTCCATAATAATACGTTGCAGTACAGTTACTAATTTGGACATTTGTGAGTGTGAGGGTAGCATTTTTACTATTATAATCGCTAGCAAAGCTATACTTTTTTGTCCCCCCCTTCTTAACAGTGTTCGGCGTACCGAAGCTGATAAAGACCGCACCACCATTACGTGAGACGCAGTTCACAAACTTCGCATTGGTAATACTGACACAACAATCTTTTGTGGCTAGCGCACCGCCCTCACACGCACCAGTCAGATTTTTGCCATCAAAGTTGATGCCATTCACATAGACGTGCGTCTCCGTATCATTTCCAGATGTACCTACATTTCCAGCCACTTCTACAAGGGGCTGTTCATTTCCGAGGCCGCGGCTGATGGTGGCGCGTCCGTCGGAGCTTGCGCCACTGTATCGGAATTCGCCGGTTTTGGCCGTGGTCAGCGTGATGGATTCGAAATGATGACCAGCTGGGTCCGCGATCACGGCTGTGTCGGTGGAGGGCATCAGGTAGTCCACCAGCATCTCGATATCTACATCCGTGAGCTTGTATTTCTGAGCAAAGGCAACCGCATTTCGCATCTTCGAGAAGGTATACTCGTACTTGCCGTCAACGGTCTCAGAAGACCTTGCCACATAGTCTTCAGAATCAATTCCTGTCGGTTCGGCGCAAACAATCTTGCAGATTGCCTTATCTGGGCCGAAGATGATCTCATAGATGCTGCTGTCGCTTGGGGTGGTTCCGGTTCGCACTACAGCCTCGTCTGCATTGATGCTGCTCGCAGTCTGTCCCGTCTGCCGCACCTGAACCGTACCGGTGCCATCGACAAACGTTCCGTTCAGGCTGAAGTTTCTGCCTCGCCCGCCGGGGATCAGGATGATGACAGAGCCGCCGTCTTTCGCAAGGGTCAGCTTGCCATTCTCATCCGCCTGAACCGGGAGAAGCTGCTCCTGAATGACTCCGTCCTTCGCATAAACAAGGCCAAGGCCTGTTGTCGTACTGTTGTTCAACAGACTTCTATCCTGTCCTGCCAGATTGACAGTTAAGGATGTAATGTTGAAATTGAAATCCGTATTGTTCTCGATGGACAGATACGCCGGTTCTGCAAAATAAATGATGATCTTCTTTGAAGTATTTAAATCGATAACATCACCACTACGTTTCTCGAGTTTCCATTTTCCTTCATCCCAGAGAAGTTTTGTCAGATAGGAATCGTAAGATGGCTCCAACTCATATAGGGCAGTGGCGTAAACCGCAGTTGCAGACAGATTCGAGCATGAACTGCGTTTTTCATCAGCCAAAACCGACAGGGAAACATTGCCGCTGGATGGGTAGATAGTGGTAGAATTTAGTTTGGAGTCACCATTTGTTCCATTCGGCAAATTACTCGCGAAAGACGAGAGATAGCGGATTTCAAGCTTGAGCGGGCTGCTCCAGTAAATCTTTTTTGTAATCGAATCCACAGCAGCCGTCAGATTCGCCTCGCGGTCGTTATGGAACTGGGGAACAGTCGTGCCCGTGCCGCTGGAGATACCGAACTCTGCCCCGACGTCGCCGCGGTTTTTGAACAGGTATTCCACTCCCTGGTCGTTGTTTCTATTGGGAACATAGATACCCACATAGGCGCCGGTGTCAAAGCCGCCGGTGTTGATGACGCCCTCCGTGTCCTGATCCAGGTAGACGTTCGCCAAATCGGTGAAGTCGGGGTCTGTACCGCCTTGAAGCATTTCGGTGACCTTGGTGGCTGTATTGTCTTGAATCTGTATCGTTCCGGAGAAGTCCAGACGCACGGTTTCGACTCCCACGCCCACCGCGCCGCCGCCGGCAACGTAGATCGTCTTTTCCTCGCCGTTTTTCGTGATCGTGAAGGAAAGCGCCTGGGCAGTGGCACCGTTCCCGCTGATCACGCCACCGGAAAAGCTGCCGGTACCGTTGCTGATGTAGATCGCTGAGCCGTTTTTAGCGCTGTTGGCTGTGCCGCTGGTTCCAGAGACGCCGATAACGCCGCCGGTCACCACAGCAGAACCCGTGTCAACATAAACCGCACCGCCGAAGCCTGTGGTCTCGCCTGCTCCGGTTGCGCTGTTTCCGGCCATGCTACCGCCGGACACCGACACACTGCCGCTGCCCGCATAAATCGCTCCGCCGTTTTCCGTTGCTGTGTTGCCGGTGACGCTGCCGTCGGACACCGTGACCGCACCGCCGTTAGCGTAGACCGCGCCGCCGTTTTTCGCCCGGTTCGCGCTGCCGCTTGCACCGACGGTACCGCCGGAGATCGTTACATTGCCTGTGTTGGAATAGACTGCGCCGCCATTGCCGTTTGCTGCGGCATTGCCATTTACTGTGGTTCCAATCCCGGAAATCTCTACCGCACCAGTGTTTGTATAGATCGCGCCGCCGCTGCCGTTTGTCGAAGTGTTCAAGTTCACACTGCCGCCGGACACCGTCACCTTACCCGAACCGGCATAGACTGCGCCGCCGTTCTGGGTTGCAGTATTTCCGGTAATACTGCCGCCGGACACCGTGACCGCACCTGCCGAGGAATAGACTGCGCCGCCGCTGACGGAAGCTGCGTTGGCTGTGACTGTGCTACCGCTAAGCTCGATTACCGCATTTTCACCGTAAACCGCACCACCGTTGCCTGTCGCTGTATTTCCTGAGAACGTACCGCCGGAAAGCGTGATCGTACCGCCGACGGCGTAAATCGCGCCACCGTTCTGAGCTGCGGTGTTGCCTGTGACGCTGCCGCCGGACACTGTGACCGTTCCCGTACCGGAATAGTACAGCAATCCGCCGTTTGCAGCTTGGTTGTTCCTCAGATAGACATCCTCGGTGCCGATTATAGCAACGGTTCCCGTTGCGGAGATCGCGCCGCCGTTGCCGCTGTTCATAGCGTTCTGCAGCGTCGTGCCTCGATCCAACGTCAGCGTACCGTTACACTGGAGCATGGGCGCTGTGGACTCTACCGACTGGCCATCCAGAGTGATGTTGATCAGCGTCAACTCGCCGCTGCTTGTGATCATCGGGGCAGAGGTCAGACCCGCACTCCGGCTGATGACCGCTCTGCCAGTGCCGGGGTACTTCTGTGTACCCCTCGTAGCAGTGGTCAGGGTAATGTGAGCACTGGAGGGGATGGTCAGCGCATCCGCATCCGGCATCAGGTAATCCGACAGCATCGCAATGGTCGCTGTCCCGTCCGCAAAATTGTCTACGATGTAATTGATTGCATCAGAGAGGGTGTAGAACGGAACGCCGTCCGTCTCAGTTTCCCGGACAACTTCACAGAGCGCTTTCGGACTGTTCGTCAGGACAAGCTGCTTTTCATTATCCAGGGTAAGATTGACGCTGCTGTTCGTAACCGTCTCCACTGTTGTCGCAGATCCTATGATAGGGCCGGATTTCGCCGACAGGTCATAGTTAGCGTTGTTCGACTCAGTAATAACGTAACCGCCGCGCCTGAGCCCGAGAATCTTGACGTTGGTACCATCCTCTACTGTCAGCGTAATCTTGCCGTTCTCGACACTTATCTTCCTGCTGGAATAGCCTTCGATATCATACTGTTCCGTATTGAAGGAGTTACCTGCGGCAGGCTCAATCGTCACTGTGAACTGTCTATCCGTATAAATGGGATTGCTTCCGCTGACAGAGGTATCAACGATCTTGGAAAGCTGGAGATCGTAGCCGCTCTCCGAATAGATCGCATATATCGCCTGCTCTTCGCCCATTGAATGCCAGGTCGTACCGTCAAAGCTCCACTGCAGCGCGTTGTCCTTGATTTGCAGTAGCATTTCAAGTTTGTCACTGACATTATCGTCGAGTTCGGAAATGTCCTGCGTTCCACCGGAAGTTATGCCGGAACCGACACCAATCTTTGTGTATGTCAGATAATTCTGAAACGTCCCATCGTCCAAGATCGGCGGCATACTAAAGTTGGCAGCACCAGCTTCCTGGCTGATACGAAGACCGGAAAGTGGCAGGGCGATACGCTGGTCCTGCACAACGGTAACTCCGTTCATTTGCAATTCCGCACCACCATAGGTAATGGATGCACTTTGATTGATGCCATCTGTAGAACCCATGATCCGAGACAGCGTTCCACCGTCCTGCTTGATATACTGGATCTTAGGCATCGGGTAGTACAGATAATAAATCTTCTTGTTGCCGAGATCCCCTAGGGAAGATCCCTCGCCATTCTTCAGCAACAGGGCATAGGAATTTCCCTCGACCTGTCCGTAGCTGATGTTGGCGACATCCATCGCTTCGACGGAGACCACATTCCCGCTGTCCGTACCCAGCACGACCGAACCTAAGGTATAGACGCCGGTTGCGTCTGCGTAGACGGTATCCGCCGGAAGAGCCGTCAGGAAATCGCTGTTCCCGTCAATGGGTTGAGAAAATTTATATGTCGTTTCATCCGTCGTGCTGCGCAGATCATCCCGAAGCACAACGCTCCCGTTTTCAATGCGCGCTATGTGCACCTCCACCTCCGCTGCCTTGTGCTTGTTGGTGAAGACAACGTTCTGCGTGCCGCCTGTGCCGTCAGAAGTGTAGGTGTACCGATAGGGCTCAGCATTCTGCACAGTACCGTTTATGGAAGTGGTAAAGCCGTCATTGACCGTCTGCGTGATGACCGCAGTCTGCGAAGTAGCGCTGTCCGCAGTAGCGATATAACGGTAGGTATCGGTTCCTGTGGTTTCTTCAGCCAAAACTGCGCCTTCCCCCGGAATGCTGTAAAACAGAATGGCAGAATTTGCTTCACCGTTCTTGAGAACATATGGCGTATTTGGCAAAACGGTGGTATCAAAGATATCCGAAGTGTAATCCTCAGGGCTTCCGACATTTTCCCAATCAGATCCGATAAGCTGTTGCTTCTGAGCGCTGGTGGTGGTCTCCGTAACCTTGAGGTTAAAGGTAAACTCTGTTCCCATGACTGCGCTCAAGCCGACGGTCTGTTCGCTGAACATGATGACCGTGGGCTGCTGCGTGTAATAGATAACATAGAGTTGCGGATTATACCCGCAGTTTGTCCATACAGCATTGTCCCCGGATTCGGTTGTGTACTCAAAGCCTCGCCAGGTGTTCCTCACACGGAGAACAGGAAGGGAATCATCTGAATTAGAAGCCGCTGTGATCAAGCTCAGGTCAGATGCGTTCATCTGCGTTCCATCATTGGGGTCAGCTTTACCAATGGCAAAGGCGTAGTTCGTATAGACATGGGCTCCACCGTTATTGCCCCACGCCAGAGGTGCGTTAACGCCTGTTGCCATTTCATATACGTCGGTAATGGTGCCCGACGAAATGCAAGCAGAACCTGACATGCCGGTAACACTATCCAGCACGCCGCTTGGCTGCATTTCCTTATAACCGATGTTCAGTGACTTTTCCTGATAATATACAAAGTAAATTTCCCTACCATCACCAAGAACTCTGTACGCAGACTCTCCCTTATACTTCACCTTGACCTTCTGGCTCGAACTGTCATATTTGATATGTGTGATTTCATTGGTTGGTGAAACAGATTCAAGATTCTGAGATACTGCCGCGAAAGCGAAGAGGTAACTGCTCGGAGCCGTTACATGGCTGCTTTCGGTCAGCTCAATTACATTCTGGCCAACGGTGATATTATTGACCGTCCAGCCCTCATCGCTGTTTGTCTTTTCAGCAAGAGTCTGCGCAGAGGCGTCCACCGCGTGGGCGGTCACGGTTTTGGCCTCACTCCAACAGGCGTACAAATCCAGCGCACACGTAACCGGCTGCGAATAATTGTATGCTGTTGTGGAATCTGTGGCGATGCCCCAGAAGGTAAACATCAAATTTTCCGTCCCGTTATACTTCGGAACATCGGCCGGTTCAGTAACAACATTGCCCTGATAAACAGTCTTTGTTTTTACCTCCTCTGAGTTAACTGTTTCGGTCTCATAACCTGTCCAGTCTCCGCCCCAGCTGAAATCAGCGGCGGTCTTTCCATCCGGAATGTTGAGATGCCAGGATACCGTAAACTCCCAGACGGCATATAAAATGATGGGATCCTCGGTATCTACGCCGTACAAACCCATTTTGGCGGTGATCTCATCGTCATTGTTGGGATCGAAGCCGAGGGCGAAGAAATGCTCAGCGGCATCCGTGGCATCAGGATCATATACCTGAAGGTCGCTCCAGCCCTTTAGAGTAGCGCCGGACAGGGTCAGGCCGGTACCGTTGCTCAGATAGAAGCCGCTGTTGTTGACGATGTTGGAGACGGTATGAGTGGTAGGATCATACGACACCTGTGCGGATGTATCCTCCGGATGGCCGTAATCAAATGTCTCATCTGCCGTGCCACCGTTGAAATTGTAAACAATCTTCGCCGTGCCCAACTTCACATAGATGGCTTCCAGGGTCACCGTTTCCTTTCCGCTGATGGATACCGCATCGTCCGAATTCAGGATAAAGGTCTTGCCTACGCCATAGACAGGGCCATCTGTATCCCCCTGCACCCGCCAACCGGCAAAGGTATACCCCTCCGGTGCCGTTGCTCCTTTCGTGATGAGGATTTGGGCATTGTCAGCATAGCAATCCGTGTCGTTTGTAATAACATCGTCGGTAGTGCTGTCTGTCCCTTTCCCGTCGTAATACCGCAGGTAGAAGTCACCGGCTTTTTTCCAGTGCAGCCTAATGTAGGTATCATGATCCACATGTTGATTGAAATCATAGGGGATCTCACTTCCATCCGCAAGCACCTCATACCAGCCAGCATAGCTGTAGATACCTGGGACTTCCTCAAATCTCTTATACTCCGTCGCCTCACCGGGGAGCAGCGTATAGTAAGCGTTACGATCAGGCTCGCTGTTGTCCCATTCATTTCCGGAATAGCCGTAGTAAGCACGGTCGTGTTTTACATAGTAATATTGGCCAGAGCTGGACTCCACATAATCACGGGTAACCTGCGTATACTCCTGGACAAGATCACTCTCGATCGTTTTCCAGAACCAGGTGCTGCCGGTCCCATTGAAGGAGCCGTAGTTTGGATCGACCTGTACGATGTACCAGTCTGCTTCCCAGCCGGCATAAATCGTCAAATCTTCGTCAGGCATTTTGTCATAGAGCACTGTCTTATTATAGCCCGTATATTTGTTAAGTTCCGCCTGGCTGAAAAAGACCTGGGTGGAGCAAATGCTGTCGGCAAACCAGCCTGTGAAGGTATAGTTTGGCCTTTTCTGGTCAGCAGGTACAAAACTTCCACCCTCGTTGCCTGTGAGAAGAGCCGTCTCGTACGCTACTGTATCATATTTTACAATTTCACTGTTGTCCGATGAATTCTTGAATGTCAGTGTATGAGGGTTTCCGCTCTGCGCATAATCACCATTTCGGTCATAATATACATTGAGAACAGTATAGCCCTTCTCATTCACCGTTACATCAGTATCACTGCGGCAGGCATAACCCGAAAATGCAGCGTTATAATACTGCGACTCGGAATCAGCATAACTTTTGTATTCTTCATCAATTGTAGCTGTTCCACCAATCGGAGCAGATTTTACAATGCTATTATAAAAGTCGTATTTAATCTTGTCAGGGGTGTCAGTGGAAGCTGTAGTCTTTTGTTTCCAGATGATGATCTTGTAGTTGGCACTATCCTCACCAGACCATTTTGCATACAATGTGGAATCCGTGGTCAAGTGCAGGGCATCACCGTATACCGACATGCCCGCGTCAGAGGCGTTATTGATCAGTGTGCCGTCAGCATTCGTAATCGGATTTGCACCATAAGTAACTTCGCCGGTTGCCGGATCAATCGTTCCTGCGTACCAACCAAGGAAGGTATAGCCAGAACGAGTCGGCACATGGTCGGCAAGAGTCGCAGGCCCAACGCCGTCAAAGTATGAATCCGCCGGATAGTAAGTCGCACCTGAGCCAGTAGGACCGGACCAGAAAGAAAGCCATTTGACCGAACGGTAAATTGGATATAGATGTGTTTCAGAAGTTATCTCTATACAGCCGTTTTCGTCAGGGACAATTGGTGTAACATTTTCGCCATTGTCATCTTTGGCAGCGCCCGGCACAGTGATCGGTGTGCGCGACCAGCCGTAGAAAGCCATATCGCTGCCGCCACTGTAAGTGGTGGACATATCGTCGATTTGTATCGTAGCCTTGTTTTCAGCATTCAGCTCACCACGGCGTGTGCCAGCAATCGGAAAATCATGAATCTCGTCATTGAACTGATCATGAAAGATCACATTCAAATAATCCGAGAACACAGCATAAAGACTTACCACTTCGTCCTGCGTGACAGGTGCGTCGAAGTTATATGGTTCGTCTTCGAATTCGGTAGTACTGTTTTCCTTATACGCATACCATCCCGCAAATGGCTTTCCGTCAGTATCCTTCTCAGGAGATGGAACTGTCGGCTTCTGCCCATCCCGCACGGTCTGCGACGATGTTTCCTCTCCGGAATCCGATGTAAACATATACGGTGCCCACGCATCATCCGTCCAGATGAAGAAATTATAAGTTCTTCGAGGAACCGCATCAGTACCAGTCAAAACGTAAACCGAGAATCCATCCGTTTCAAACTCAATGGATTCTCCGTTTATGCTTGAATCCATGATTTCAGCTTCCCCATCGGCTTCTCCGGGGAAGTGGATAACGTCAATATTTGCATATTCGTTCAAGTCGTCGTTCAGCAGTTGGATCGTTACAGTTACGTCCTTCGTCGGCTGATACTCCTCGCCTGTCTCAGGGTTCTTCAGAGTGATGTCGAAAGGTCTCGCAAACGCAAGATTATCAAGGCTTTCACCGAGCTTTTCGGCAGCTGCGGCAACGTATTCGTCATAACCCTCGTCGCCTTCTTTGAGCTCGGACACAACCAGCTCCGCATCCTCGGGGATACTGGACGTATTATCATACGTCACCGTGACTAAATACTCGTTTCCATCGGAGGCAGTCAGCGTCTGGCTGACGGTGGTGCTGACAAGCACATACACCGAGAACCCGTCGGTCTCGAACTCCACGGCGTTGTCGTTCAGGGTATAGTCGACCGTCTCCGCCTCGTCGCCGAAGTGGAGCAGATTCAATTCATCCGCTGCGCTCAGGTCCGTGTCGAGCAGGGAGATGCTGACCTTCACGCCGCTCGCAGGCTGGCACTCCGCCCCGGTGTCGGGGTCGAGAAGGCTGATATCAAAGGCGCGGGCAAAGAGGAAGTCCTCCGCGTCCGTATCCAGAATTTCAGCGCTTTGGTTTACATAATCCTCCTTCTCGCCTTCACCAAGCTCGCGCACCGCAAGGTCCGCGTTTTCGGGCATGTCCGCGTCCTGGTCGTAGGTCACGGATACCCGGTATGTATTGCCGTCACCGGTGGTGATGTATGTCGTGATCGTGACCTGCACGACCAGGTAGGCCGAGAAGCTCTCCGCCTCAAAGCGGACGCTGCTGCCCTCGACGGCGAACTTTTCGATCTGCTCGGCAACGCCGTCGTCACGGACATGCCAAAGCTGGAGCATGAGCTCCTCGCTGATGGCGGGGTCGCTGATGGTGACGGTCAGCGCCCTCTCGGCTCCGGGCTGGTACTCCTCCCCGTTCAGGGAGAGAGAGATGTCCTGCGCGGTGAGGACCGTATAGCTCGTCTCCGTCGAACGGCGGCTGAACGGCCCCTTGCTCATGGAATTGCTGACAATGCTCCCGCGCAGCATGGACGCGCCCGGATCAAACCCGGCGAAGGCTTCGGAGACATCCTTGGTCTTGACCGTGGTCCCGGCAGGCACCTCGCCCTCTACCGCAACCGCGCCGCTGGAGTAATCCAGCTTTTCAAAGATGTCTTCGGTCTTGGGCTCCTCCTCAGTCTTGGGCTCCTCCTCGGTCTTGGGCTCCTCCTCGGTCTTGGGTTCCTCCTCGGTCTTGGGCTCCTCCTCGGCCTTGGGCTCCTCTTCGGTCTTGG